AGAAAAATTCGGTAAGTAAATTCTCAAAGAACTACAAGAAAAAATATCGCGGACAAGGGCGATAAACAAAAAACCCACTAAAGTAGTGGGTTTTTTGTTAGTCTTCTTTTTTGAATTTATAATTTTCGTTGTAGATATCAATTATACTATCATACTCACCAACAACACCAAGCTTTGTTTTATCACTCTCATATGTTTGTTGCTGAATATAATCCTTTATCATCTCTTCAAACTCGAAGTTTGTTTCAATTGTGAAGTCGGTCTCTTTCAGCTTCTTCTCAACATCTGTCTCTTCTGCTTTCTGTTCATTGATATCATCAATATATTCGACTGATGAGAATCCACCAGTTTCTAATATCTTTTCTAACTTTCTTCTTAATTTACGATTACCAATTAATAGAGAATTTGATATCGATAAGTCAACATAGTTATTAGTATTGATTCCACTCAGTTTTTCAACATCCAATTCAGTTAGGATTGATAGTTTTTCAAAAATAGGTGACAGCATATTTGGTACAAATCTATCTTCATTTAAATCGGTATCTAATATGAATACACCTTTTTGATTACCCAAATCACCTCTATCCATTTGATATATTGATCCTACGAATGTGAAGTTTTTAGCTACTTGAACAATATGAATGTGTGCTGAATAGACATGTTTGAAGGAAACGAACTCATCAAGTTCAATCTTATCTCTATTCTTATGAGCAACTGATTTCATGTGTAATTTAGCACCATTTAAATCTGAGTGACAAAATACATAATCACTATCTCTATATTGACGCAATAGAGCAATTTGTTCATTCTTATGCTCAACCCAAGGCATCATTAGTAATCTAGTGCCATTAAAATCTACTTGTTCTGTTTTTTCATATATAGTAACGCCTGGTATGTGTTTATACATTCTAATGGCATTGATATCATTAGTTGATTTATTGAATATGTCGTGATTACCTATTAATAGGTGAAATGGTAGTATCTCTGCGATTTCCTCTACTATTTTTTGAACCTCGACAATGACATCGATTGGTATATAGTTTCTATTGTCAAATAGGTCACCTAAGTGTATACAAATGTCGCCTGGTTTTGCTTCTTTCTTTAGAAGTGGAATATAGAAGTCATAAAAATATTGTTTAAACGTGGTCATCCATTTTTGATAATTAATTGGATAAATGTAAGCATGGGAATCCCCAATCATAAAAATTTGAGCCATAAAGTCGTAATATTTTAATAATTTTATACACATAATCGATAAAGTTTAAAAGAATATATACTTATACGGATATGAAGATTTGGAGACACACAAAACAGCTTGTCGTTCTTAAGAAAGATTTAAGAATGGTTACGATTGATAAGATTAGCAAGGATGGCGATCACTATCTCATATCATATTTTACTGAGTATAATAATATTATTTATGATATAGTTATGGAATCTGATATTCTTTCAGAGGAAGAGTATGATAAGATCAAGAATAGGACTAATAAGATCAACAAATTATTTAAATAATTTTTATTTAAACTTTTTCCGTATATTTGCTTAATATAATATGGCAACTAAAGTAATACTCACTGGTAAATTCTCAAGCTATGAGCTTCATTGTGAAGCAAATGGTGAAATCTTTCTTCTTAATAAGAAGGGTGACAATCAAGAATTGCAACGTTTGGGCTCTTTTAGTGGTAGTCGAGGTGTTATTTTTTCATATCGCGATAAGTATAAGAATCTAAAGAAGTGGATAGAAAGAAAAGCCAAAATGGTACCTGGTGTATCATATAGCAACACTGAACAACAAAATAGCAATGTAGTACAATCCTTCTATGGCTTACTTAAAGGTGAAGTTAGAGGTTACAAATTAAAAGAAGACTTCAAAGAAGAACTAAAATAACAATATATAAATCATGTTAAATAGAAATATAATAATTATTCGTCGCTCAATTCCTTGGTATAAACCAATTGGATAACGAATAGTTATTATCTAAATTGTAGAAGTCCAGGGATGAAAATCTTTGGGCTTTTTTTATTGCAAAAAAATCAAAAAATATAAATAAAATGGAAAAGAAAAATTTAAACATGCCACAGACAGACTTCACACAGAGGTCCGAGGCAGCAAAAAAAGAACCAGAGTTATTAAAACTCTGGCAAGAACTCGACGTATTCAAATTACGAAACGGGTTAAATGATAAACAATTTACGCTACATGATGGTCCACCATATGCCAATGGTGATGTTCATGTTGGTCACGTATTGAATAAGGTCTTAAAGGACATGACATCTAAATATCATCTGATGAATGGTGAGAAAGTTAATTTCAGACCAGGCTTCGATTGTCATGGTTTACCAACTGAGTTAGCCGTTCAGAAAAAATGGGGTAGATTAGATACGACAGAACTCAGGTTCAGATGTAAAGAATGGGCAAAGGAATATTCAGATAAACAAAAAGAATCTTTTAAATCTCTTGGTGTATTAGCTGAGTGGGACAATCCATATTATACAATGTCACCAGAATTTGAAGTTGGTCAATTAAAAGTACTTTATAAATTCTTAAATGATGGATTAGTTTACTTAGATAATAGACCGGTTTATTATTCCCCATCGTCTAGAACTGTTCTTGCGGAGTCTGAGTTAGAATATAAAAACAGAAAAGATAAATCAGCATATTTCACATTAGATACTGAGGATGGTAGAAAACTACTAGTCTGGACCACACAACCATGGACTGTTCTTGGTAATGTAGCCGTGTGTGTTAATCCTGATTTAGAATATGTTGATGTTAGACACAATGATGTTGTGTATGTTGTTTCTAAATCAAGACTATCACTACTAGATGGTGAGGTCTTAAATACATACTTGGGCACTGAGCTAAGTGGTGTAAAATACCATAATAAATTAACTAATACTGACGGTTTAGTCGTGTGTGATAGATTTGTTAGATCCAATAGTGGTACGGGACTTGTACATTTATGCCCTTCACATGGTGAAGAAGATTTTGATCTTTGTCAGAAATTTGGACTCACGTCAAATGATTTAACGGATGCTTCGGGTAAGTTATCAAATGGGTTATTTTGTCTAGATCAAGGTTCCGAATCAGTTTTGACAGATATGTTAAATTTAGACATGTTGTTCTCAACTGATTTATATGAACATTCCTATCCACATGATTGGAGAACCGGTGGTCCAGTTTACTTTAAATTAACTGAACAATTCTTTTTAGATCTAACTGACTTAAAACAAAAGGCATTACGAGTTTTATCAGATGTTGATATGGGAGAAGAGCGTTGGAGAAATAGATTAACAAATATGTTAAACATGAGGGACCGTTGGTGTCTATCACGTCAGCGCAAATGGGGATTTCCACTTGCTACATTCTTAAAGGATGGTGTGCCTTTTCTAGATGAGGTATTACAAAATCATGTACTTGAATTATTTAAGAAAGATGGTTCAGATGTTTGGTTTAACTTAACTGAAGATGAATTATTACCTGAGGAATTTAAAGGCTTGGGTTTAGTTAAATGTGATTATACACTTGATGTTTGGTTTGATTCTGGTGTTAGTTGGTATTCAGTGGTTGGTGGAAAATCAGATGTTTATTTTGAAGGCTCCGATCAGCATCGTGGTTGGTTTCAATCATCATTATTAACATCCGTTGCTATGACCGGCGAAGCACCATATAAAAAGGTCTTAACACATGGATTTGTACTTGATGATAAGGGTAGAAAGATGTCAAAATCATTGGGCAATGTTGTAGATCCTAAGTCAGTTCAAACAAAATATAATACTGATGTTCTTCGTTTGTGGTCAGCCGTTGTAAACTACGGAGATGATGCTCAATTGGGTGAGGGTGTGTTAAAGAGTTGTTCAGAGTATTATTTTAAATTAAGAAATACAATGAAGTATCTATTGGGTAATATGTATGGATATAATTATCGTGAAGTGACATTAACAGAAAAAGAAAGAAATGCTTTAAGTAGATGTGATTTGATGTATAATAGTTCTTTGAAATATTACTCAGAATATAATTTCAGAAAGGTTTTTGAAGAATTGATGGCTTGGGTTTCTGAATTTTCTAGTCAATATCTAGATAACGAAACTAAATCATTTCTATATGAGTGTGACTTGGACTCAGGTGAAAGACAAAGATGTCAATATGTTCTTAAGTATGCTTTGGAAAGATATATGAAAGTTTTAGCACCAATGTGCTCATTTTTAGCGGAAGATGCGTATCAAAATTATGAATTTAAAAGTGATGTTTCTGTATTTATGGAGAAATTCTAAACAATTTTGCAGTAAAATTGATTTTTGTGTTATAATATATAGTATATATCGAGTGGGAATAAATCTCTCTTTAATATATAAAGTATAAAAATAATAAAACTAATATGCCATTACCGCATTTTACTAACGTAACGAGTCACTTTGGTGATAACCAAGGTCCCTTCGAAGCAGTATATCCTGGATTGTTTGAGATATCTTTTGTATTACCAGCAATCTTAGTTGCTCAAAACAGAGATCCTCTAATGTTGCTTGAAAACGCAACTAATATTTCTGGATTCGAATTAACACCAACTATTGCTGAACAGCAACAGAGATTCAAGTATTCTACAAGAGTTTACTTACCACTTCCTGATAAAACTCACACTACGTTTGATATCAATTTCAACGTGAATGTGAATCATGGTGGTTCTATCTATACTTGGAATACTTTAAGATCATGGTATGATTTACTATGGAACTCACAAGTAGGTACAAATTTCTACAAAAGAGATATGGTTGGTACTGTTATTGTTAATCAACATGATAAGAAAGGTTTTATTATTAGAAGACTTACATTTCATAATACTCAAATTAAAGGTATTGATGGTGCTATTTCTGAATTAGATTGGTCTAAGACTGCAAATATTGTAGAAGCTACTAAAGCTTCATTTGTTTGTGACTACTGGACTGATGAATGGATTGATCCGAACTACGCGCAATTATTACCACCTTTACAGGTATAATCTTAAAAGCCCTCATTTGAGGGCTTTTTTATTTAAATATATACTATATGAAATATCTAAAAGGTTATAAATTATATACTGAGAACTATAAAGAAACATCTTGGGCCGATGTAATTAATGGTGAAGAAGCCACTATTACTATACAAGATGTTGAAGATTATTTAAAAGATGAGCCAGTGATTGAGATTCCGGTTGCTGAAATAAAAGATATGTCTATTCACAAATCAAAAACAGATGAGCCTACTCTAAAAAGAGTATCAGCCGCTGATTTGAATTTTCCAATTATAATAACAAAAGGCTTAGATGGTAAATATACTATGATTCTAGATGGACATCATAGATTGCAGAAAGCAATTAATACAAATCAAGAAGCAATCAAAGCCAAGGTGTTGGATTTAAAATCAGCACCCGATAAATACAAATTCATGTTTAGATAATTAAACCTTCTTTCCGGTTTTTGGATCATAATTCATAATTAACAACTCAGTTCCTTTCGCATTATTATCGGAGAATGACGCTGATGAGCGATGAAACTCCTTTTCAACCCAGAAATATTTATCTTTTGGAAACCAATCTTCTAATTCTTTAAACCAGTAATATGATAATGACCATCTACCTTTACTATTAAGTAAAAAGTTTTTAAGTCTTTCGTGTCCAGCTTCACCAAATGTCATGTGTGAGCCATAATCAGTATTGTGTGTACCAACACCATCCGTATATTTGTATGGTGGATCTAAATAGAAATATGTATCAACATCATCATACTTATTCATTAAATCTTCAAAGTCGATGTTTTCAATATCAGTTAAACCATCTAACTTTGATTTATAATTAGCATTACCCAATTTATTTAGAAGTGTATTAATCTTTAATTTAGGTGTTTTACCAGCCGAAAAGCCACTAAATCCAGCACCTCTAGCATAACAAGCATTGAATGCTGATGTAATCATAAAGGCATAAACAACTGCTTTCTCAAAATTTGGCATATCCCAATTCATATCATCATAGAAATCACACTTCTTTGGATCTTTAGTATCAGTATATAGGTTTCTATAATGTAGTTTCTGAGCACCTATATCTGTTTTATCACAATATAAAAAACCACCAAGATTAAAAGAATCCTTAATCTCTTTGAGTAATTTATCATGTTGTTTAGCACACAACATAAAGTTAACTTGTAGCTTATTTGCATCATTGTATATAATGTTATCTACATGTGAGAAATCTTCATTGAAGTATATTGGAAAAGAACCAGAGAATGGTTCACAATATGTTTTAATATCTTTTGGAATGAAAGAGTAAATCCAAGGTGAATGTTGATTTTTTCCACCAAACCAACCAGTTAATCCTGCCATAATTTTCGTTTATTTTTAGTTATTTGTTATAAAAATAATATAGTGAAAGTTTAATATATACTGAATGAAAACAATTAAAACATTCGAATCATTTAGAGATAATAAATGGTTCATATCATACGGATTAGGCGGTGGCTTTGGTGGTGCTAACAATCATGAAGTAATTGATGCATCTAATGAAGATGAAGCTAATAAATATGCTTGGGAAAAGGCATGTGAAGATTATGACAACTACGCTGGTTCACACGGACTGAGAGACATAGGTGAAATAATGGAAGAAGATGGTATTGAAGATGAAGATGAAGCTGAACAAGTATTCAGTGAGGAAAGGGAAGGTTGGTTAGACTATTCAGCAGAACCATATGATCCAGCAAAGCATGATAGATTAATAAGATAATGAAGTATATCAAACTATATGAAAATTACATAAGGGATTTTTATATCAATGATAATAAATATTGGTTTGAAGTTAGAGATCCAAAAGATGATGGTAAAGGGTATAGCGTAGGGTGGGGTGTTGGGTCTGTTATTGATGATAATATATCTAAATTTAATAGAACAGATTTACACGAGCAATTTAAGGTTTTTGGTGAGGTTAAAAAGTTATTTTTAGAATGATTTAATAAGGAGGTCCCTAATAAATTTTATTTTAGTGTGCCGGGCGAAAAGAGAATGAATATCTATATTAATTTTTTAAAAGATATACTAGGTAATGATTATGAATACCATATAGAAAAGACAGATTATAAACCATTTGATTTGAAAGAACAAACTGTCTATTACGTGAATTTTGAAAGGAAATAAAAAAGAGACCAATTGGTCTCTTTTTCTTTTGTGGAGAAGACGGGAATTGAACCCGTGTCCGATCATATACGTGAACCACTTTCTACAAGTTTAGTTAGATTTTCTAAGCTAACAAAATATCTGATTTAATTTTGCGGTCTAATCAAAAAACTCGCCGATTCTACTTACACTTAGTATCGGGAACTCGTGTTGTTAGAAGTGTCTTATATTAAGCAACTAACTCAGCTTCTACCTGAGTCGCAACAGTCTTAGACTGTGCGTTAATAACTGCTAATACGTCAGCTCTAGAGCCAACTTCGTTTGTAATGTTTCCATTTACAAGTTATCTACTAATTTATTAGTCGCACTACTTATTAGACAAAGCGACACTTGCTTATAACTCTCATCCTATCACCGTCGAAGCCAGAACTTCCCCGTGTTTGAACAACAAATATACTCATATATATCACAATTAAAAATAAAGTTTTTTCCATTTTAGAAAAAATAAAAAAAGCCACCTTGCGAGTAGCTTTTTCATTAAGTTTTAGATTATTATTTGGATGTAATATCTTTATCTTCGTCGCTAACAAAGTCTGCTGCGGAATAAGAGTTTGTGCTGATTGAACTTGCTCTCATCTTCATTGATTTAGAAACGCTAGTATATAATCTTGAATTAGAATTAACATCTGAGCTGAATTGCATTACGTTATCTAAGTTGATACCATAGTTTCTAGCAGTTGAAATTGAATCAATATTAGCACCGATGAAGGTAAACGTCCAACGTTCAGTCTTCTGAAGTTCTTGAATCATTGATTTAACTTTAGAACCATCGAATTCCTTTGACGCATTTTCTTCACCATCAGTAATGATTACTACTACTGCAGATGCCTCACCTGAAGCAATTTTGTCTTTAATTTTCTCGTTTAAATCTCTAACACCAACACCAATAGCATCCAACATAGCTGTCATACCAGTGCATTTATAATTACTTTCATTGATATGTTCTAATGATTTAACTGGTCTATTTGTATATTCAATAGTTACAGCACTATTAAAGTGAATAAATGACATATTATATTTTTGATCTGGAAATTCTTTCTCTAAGTTTTTAATTGCATCAATTTGCTCATTAACGCCACTGATTGTACTATTAGTTAAGTGTGTCATTGATGTACTACCATCAACAATCAATAAATAATAAGTTTCTTTCGGTGCCATTTTTTCTTTGTTAATCACATTTGCTTTCATATGTTATGTTTATTTTTTAAATTTATTAGCCATTGAACTGAAATCCCTCATATATGAGCTTGGATTTATATTGTTCTGACCCTTTTCTTGTTTTTCTCTATCTTTGTTCTCTTCATCTGTTAACTCATTCACAATCTTTACAACTTCTTCAAATTGCCAAAATGGTAAATCATTAGCATCACGCTCTGACATGTGATAGTGTTTGCTTAATAGCAATTTATTTTTTAATAAACTGATCAAAGGCATCTGGAAGAGCGAAAATAGCTGATGGTCCGTTGGGAAACACCATATCGGTGTGAACCTCCTCTCCGCACTGCGTGCAAATCTTTTTTAATTCTTTAATACCAAACTGCATTTTATTTACAGCTGCATTTAAGAATTGAAAGTCTTGTATTGATAATGATTGAAACTCAACTAGTTTAGCCTTAATACCATCAACTGTAATACTATTTCTATTAGTCAATGTGAATGGTATAATTTTTAAGAAAGATAAATTTGGAGTCTTTTTTTCATTATATTCTTTTACGATATATTCTGTGAATGACTTCTGTAATCCGATTGTTGGTGGTGCGATATTATATACTTGACCACTAACTGTTTCAAACTTGAATACTTTATCAAAAGTCTCAAAATATTTAGCAAGTGCTTCTGGCATTTCATGATAACAGAAATGTTGACGTTTTAATTCTACCTGCATTTCAAGACCACATTTACATGTAGCATTCGCTGCTAATACGTTTCCTTGCTGGAAAGTTAATTCTCTAATTAGAAATATTAAATAAACTCTATCACCATCTTTCACATCTAGATATGAACCTACTTTATCATCAACATATTTAACACGAACACATGCTGATAACATATCATTCATTTTTTCAATCATATCATAGAAGTTTTTATCATCAACCATCGAATAAGATTGAATTTCTTTAACTTGTGCCGCACGAACCATTATTTTAGTTCCATTTGGGTAGAATATACCCAGTGGTAAATCTTTGGCATCAAATGCGAAATATTGTAAATCCGCTACGCGTCCAGTATCTTCTTGTTTAAATCCTTTAGCTTCTTCGAATTGAGGTGCTTTAGATTTAGACATATCTGTTTCCTCTAAATATTTTTTAAGAAAATCTTCTTCACTAAGTGGTTTTTTATCTTCTGGGTTTTCTGACATAATTTTAATTATTTTTTAATAAGCTATTCCTTATAGATTTATATATTGGTTTGTTTTAAATCCCAACCTCGGAATTGCCTAAAATAAAAAACCCAGAATTTCTTCTGGGTTTTAATTAATTATGTAATGTTAAACTTATGGGTTTAAGAAACCTCCTGATTGAATAGCACCAGTTCTTAGAACTGTGATGTTGTTAACAATAATACCCATACCTTTTATCGGTTCAACATAAGTATCTAGGACACCCATTTGGTTATCGATAATTTCTGATGTATTATTTTCTTCATCAATCTTATTAAAGAAGTTGTATAAACCATTACGATTTACAAATCTCTCACAGATTGAATCAGCTTTTAACTTAATCTCTGCTCTAACATCAGGTGTGTTGTATTTCCACTGATAGTTTAAAAGCATAGCGCCTAATTCACCTTCTAACTCAATAAGTACTTCTCTAACGTGAATGAAAGATAATGCTGATCTTATTAGTGTCTGAGCTGTATTTTCAGTTTCAATTACGAAACCTCTATTTTTCTTAGACACGATTGGATTAACGTGCATACCATTGAAGTTTTCGATGTCTTCATTGTTGAAGTTCATTTCTAAACCAGCAATACCAGTAACAACACCGTTAGTTACACCCGCTGCGATAGTCCAAGGTGTTACATTAGTTTGGTTACTATTAATTTTTCTCATATATGTTGTAGCAACAAATGAAGCTGGTGGAAACTCTGTTGGTCTACCATTATCATTTACTATAACATATGGTGTGAAATATCCAATTGTACTTACGCCTGTACCCTCAGCTAGAGAGTATAAGAATGCCGGATTTGATTCTGGATCACCACCTTGAGCAATGAAGCTTGTTTGTAAAACACCTTCACTATCAACGAATGTTGGTGACGTTGAATTTTTAAACGATCTCATTGAAGGCATATTAACGAATCCGAATACATCTAATCTAGCACCACATATATCAGCATATTGTTGTTTAGACAATTCTGTTAAACCTAGTCCAAATGAATCAATTAAATAACGGAAGCTGATTGCTTCTTTATCAGTTAATGCTTTGAATAAGTTTGTACCAGTTGCTACAAGATTCAGAATTCTATTCTGTCTTTCTTCAGTACCATCAGGCATTGAATCTTGACGAATCTTAAATCCTTTTAATGTAATAGCTTTATATGTATTTACATAATCATCAACTGATGTTATACGATTAGTTTGTAAGTCACCATTATATGAATATGTTTTAATACGAGCATCACAAGTAATTTCAATTAGAGTTGTATCAGCAGCATATAACTTCTTGCTAATAATTCTAGTTAATCTCTTTGGTATGCCATTAGTTGATACATAAGCAATATCCAATGGATCATTCTCTGGAGCAACATATGCTTCAAGATAATCACCATTTTTAATTTCAGTATATCTAGTTCCGTTAACTAATATCTTGTTCGGTGATTGAACATAACCACTTGGAACTTCAATTTCAACACCTTGTCTGTAATTAGTTTTTTGTGACTTTACAGATATTGTTGTGTTTTTAGCTAAATCTTGAATAGGTTCTGCTGATTGTAATAATGAATCAGTGAATGCTACATGAAGATTGTTAGAACCATCTAAGTATGCTTTTAAGAAATGTTTAATTTGAGCATCATATAAGGTACTAGATGTTACTGTTTCTGCTACTGTATTCTCAGCTAAAATATAAGCTCTATAATTACCACTTGGTGTTAAACCAATAAGTGTAGCTTTATTATTTGGATCTGTGATAGTGAATGTACCCACATTAGATACTGAATCTGGTACAATAACCTTTTGGTTTGTAACAAATACCGGTAATCCAGTGAAGAATCCAGTTGAATCATAGAAAATAATATAATCTGTACCAGAATAATCAGCAAATGATATATCATATGAAGCACCTAAAATGTTTTCATAGAAATAGTCACCAGACTCTATTAAACCATCATTGTAGTTCTTATAGAATGTTGAGTATTTAGCAACAACACCATCATCAGTTGAAGTACCTGATATAATAGCTGGAGTATCTTTAGTTATCATACCATATGATGCTAAAACAAATTCGTCATCGATAGTATAGAAACATAATACACCTTTTGCTAAGTCAGTTGTACCAGAAGTTAATCCAGTATTTAATGTGAATTTCTTATTAGCAGTTGTTGATGATACAATATTTGTAATAGTCATATTAGCTAATGATGCCTTAACATTATTATCAATTAACATTGTCATCTG